CCTCCAGACGAAGGTCTTGGTGTTCCGATTGCAGTCTGCACTGGAGAGGTGATTAGCCGTCTTCGTGAGTCGGGAGGAGTTATGGAAGCAACAACTCCGGGTCTTTTTATGATGATCGAGGGCGATAAGGAATACAACACATTCCTAGAGATGCTTCGTGATCAGCCTCCACTCCCCGATCCTGTGTTCAAGGAGGGAGAGGTCTCATGGACTGTTGAGGAAGCGGGATTTCCTCTTGATCAGATGGATGCATACGATATCGCATTTAAGAAGATGTATGAGGACATGTTTAGCCGTGCAAATGAACTTGGAACCATGGGTCCCGGTGAATTTGAGATGCGTTTGAGTCGGCTTCAAAACGAACTTTCGGAGAGCAAGATAGAGAACCCTAATGGAGGAAGCATTGGCTTCATATCTTCTGGACGATCGACCCTACACACAACTGAATGTCCGAATTCGTCGGTTCATAGTATTTTGCAGAACTCTAGCACCCGGTCTATCGTATCGCCTTCTGAAGAAGGAAGTTATGAACTTGGTACAAAAGCTGATGACGAGCGAAGTGGGTCGCCTGTGGATGCGTGATCGCTGTTTTGAGCGGGTGATTCGGTTATATGGCAAGAATGATCAGCGAACTGATGCTTGGTTGAACCAGCGCGGAACAATGATCACTGCCTCTGAGGTATCCAAGGTATGGACGTCACCCGCGTCTCGCCTTGAACTACTGACAAAGAAACTTGAACCACCTGTGAGGGCGGAGGGTTCAAATCCTATTGCTGCGTTGATCTGGGGAACTCGCTTTGAGCCCGTAGCAAAGAAGATCTACGAGGATAAGACAGGTTGCGATATTATTGATGTAGGGTGCTGCCGACATCCAGTCCACAGCTTTCTGGGTGCTTCTCCTGACGGGCTTATTGTTCCCCGATATGCAGATTCCGATCCTTTGCGGTATGGTCGCCTGGTCGAATTTAAGTGTCCGATGAGCCGGGTTCGCAAGGAGGAAATTCCGATCTATTACGTGGACCAAATGCAGATGCAGATGGAGTGCACAGGGATTGATGAATGTGAGTATGTGGAGTTCCGTTTCAAGCAGGTGAACTTTACGGCTTGGGATGAGAGCCCACTCAAGAAGGGTGCCTTTGCAGTGGATGAGAAGGAGAAGGTTGAGTACAAGCCTGATAATATTGACCTTCATGATTGGCAATGTTCACTGGGTGGTGATCAACAGTATATCTATTGGGTTCTGTCAGACATCAAGGAGGACTTTGTTCCTAAAGATCCAAATTGGCTTTCGGATCACCTTTCAGAATTGCGCGAATTTTGGAATGACGTTGAACGACATCGCGCGGCCGGGACACGACCGGAACCACTACCGCCGAAGGTTCCGACTCTTGACCTCTAAACCAATCACATAGTCTCGTATACCAAGATCGATGTGTTGATGCAAACTTCTTATTCCATTCATCAATTGTGAACTGACTTCCCATGCTCAGATTGCAACGAGAGCAAATAGGAACTAGATTTTTCACATCTGTTGTTCCACCTTTAGATTCAGGAATGTTATGACCACACTGAAAATCAAATACGTTCATGGTATTCGTACACCACGAGACCTTGCACTTATATTGAAACTTAGGGCCTATATGAACAAGCCACACTTGTTCACGAAGCGCCCTTGGGATCTTTGTTTTCATTAGTTCTTCAACCACTCTCTACTTAAATCTTAGAGTTCCACTGATTCACCTGCCACGGCGTAGACATACCAGTCGCTTGACCCACATCATTGTTCTGAACAAAGTGATTGGTCCTTTGCGAGTAAGACGAATCTTCAAAAGCCATCGCGCGCTTCTGCTGGCTGGTGTCAATCATCTTACCTTCAGGAGGTCCACCATAAAACTTTTCCATTCCAGGAAGGATCTTCATAACAAATGCAAGTGCCACGAGAGCGACTAAAAACCAAAGCCACTGCTTCATTGTTCATCTGCCCGAAAAAAACGAATGACATAGTCAGTAAGGAAGACGAGACACAATGGAGGAAACTGCACTTTCTACACTTCGTATTATGCTAGGTCGTCGCAAGCTTGATACGGCTACTGAGCGAGTTACAACGGATGCCAAGAAGATGGAGAAAGTGACACTATACACAATCGGAACGATCCTCGTTTGCTTCAGTCAGAAGGATAAGGTCCTTGCAGGTGATATTACAAATATCCTTGCCTTTGCAGAGGAGAATGGACACACAACAGGTGTCATTATTGTAGCCATGTCGCCTCCTTCGGAGAATGTCCTTCGACTTGCAAAGTCTCATGCTAAGAAGCGATTGATATTCTTCCATATCTGGCAGCTTCAGTTTGATATTACAACCCACCGAATGGCAATGCCTCATCGCATTCTGTCTGAAGAAGAGAAGACCAAGGTATTTGAGATGTATAAAATCTCATCTCCTGAGCCCCTCCCCGCAATTGACTCACAAGATACGATGGTGAAGTGGATTGGAGCAATCCCTGGTGACGTGATTGAAGTCACCCGGCATTCAGATACGGCTGGGCGTAGTTTGTATTATCGGCATTGTGTTGAAGATGTAAATGCTGCAGAGTAGTATAAATGGAGGTCCTGGAACGGAGCTACGCCCTAAAGCGAAAAGAATATGATGCAATGATTGCATCTAGCACACCAAATATCCTTGAAATCAAAAAGCTAAACACAGAGCTTTCAGGAATTCTTAACTCAATGCTAACAGAACTCGCAAAGGTTAAAGAGGACGCCGGACACATTGAACAATATCGCAACGAACTTGTTAAGAAACTCGTGGCGGTACAGAAGGATTATAATAAACTACTTGATGAACGAGATGACCTTGCCACACTAAAAGCACTTCGTGGACATCAAGAAGTTAAGTTTAATGCTGTATTTTTCTGGTATGCAATCGCACTTGCAGTCGTATCTGTAATCTTCTTTTTTGTTCTTATGTGGAAAGGTGGCTACAAAGCGCCTACAATTCCAACAATAACAAGCAACCCAATGACAATGGCTCCCTTCACATATAGGTAAGTATCATTGATCGGTTGAACCTGAGGTGCAGCATTAAGGCGCTTTGAAACTTCAAACTCATTCTGAAGTGCAGGTCCAATTTTCTGAATAGCCTGAGACTGTTTATGAAGATTCTCAATCTTAGGATTCTCTTCAGAATACTTGTTCAGGAAGTTCTGGATGTAAGATTCATCTTCAGATAGAACCTTCTGTGAAGTATCAAGCTGTGCATTGATTGCAGCAAGTGCCCTTTCATATGCCGTTTTGTGGGCTACATTGCCTGAAACTCGATAGGCAGAATAGTTATCCTTGTAAATTCGCAATAGGTTTGAGAACTCGTCCATTATCTTCTTGTTCCTAAAACAAAATGCCTACTTCTCCCTATGGTCAGGTAAATCCCCCCGTGCGTCGTATGATGGTTGGCGATGCATCCGAACACACACGTTTTATCCGTATGGCTGCTACACTTGCTCCCTATCAAACTCAGAACCAGAGCGCACGTCCTAACCTTCTTGGGTGGAGGGATATGCAGGCTTCGCGTGATGCGAGGGTTATTATGCCAATCCTTGGTGCATTCAAGTCTTATATTCCCAACCGTTAAATAATGGGAGCAGGTCCGTCATCGTGCCCAGCAGATTTTGACCAAGGATTTATGACATGTAGGATGAAATGTCCAGCAGGCTTCAAATATGCACAAGAGCAGGGTCCGCCTCTTATTGACAAATGTGTTCTTTTTACCGATAACTCAAAGAGTTTTCCACTACGAAGCCTTCCAATGCCGGGTCCAGATAGAATAGAACAACCGTTCTATGCAGAAGAGCGAAAACGTGTAACCGAAGCGTTAAAGAATATTTCATCAACTGCGCCTTTTCAAGAAAACGCCACTGCTGCAGCCCGAGAACATGAGCGAATTAAATCAGAATATGCTGGATTCAGTGCTGTGTCTGATGCAGGTAAGAAGATCAAAGAAACCTCAGATCGTTTGAGAATGCCTCGTCCGCCAGTCCAGCCCAATCCGATCAAACTAGAGCGTGAGAAGATACTGAAACAACCCAGTATGGCTGTAATCCAAACAGCCTTGTTTACAATCCTTCTTGCGTTAATCGCATTCCTTCTTGTCCCAGGTCAATATGCTTCAGGAGTTGTCTTTATGATTCTATGTGTAGGAACGTCAGCTGGAATCTATCTAACCACTAGATAATGGGAAACTGTCCTTCTGAATTCGTGATGTCCCCGGTCGGTTTAGGGGGATGTGTGATTCCGTGCCCCGCACATAAAAGCTATGAGTTACGAGTCGGAGAAAAAGGAGGTTTATCATGTGTCTACACAGGGGATACAAGTATTAGTGTTCCTGTTCGTCCAGTTCCTTCTGTTCAAAGACAAGGCCCACCTTTTAGTTATAAAGAGTTGCCAAATTCAAGCATATATGAAGCTGAAATTAATCGATTTAGTGCAGCATTTGCAGTTGCAGATGCAAACGTAGATAAAACTGTAAAAATCAAAACAGCCTATGATAATCTTCAACTGGCCGAAAATGCACGTGATCAATCACCAGATGCATATCAACAGGCCCGGGTTGCATACTACACATTAGTCAAGGGGGACAAATGGATTGAAGAGGAAAGGCAGCGTATTGCAAATCTTGAAGCTCAACCAGTCATTAATAACATTCTTGCTAGACGCTCAGATCTCGATGAAAAGATTGGACAGCAAAAATCTACAATTGATGTTGTCAATGGTGTCAGAGACAAGGTTCTATCTGTTGAAGGTGATCTCCAATACTCTGTATCTGCATTCCAACGACAAATTGAAAATGTGCGAAATCAAATGAGGATGGATAAGAAGAAGCAAATTGAAACAGCAGAACAGGCTGGATCATGGGTTGATTCATTTCTGAACTGGCTCATTGCATTAACAACAATTATTGCAATCTTCTTTATTGCTAGATACATCATTCGCAGGCGGTCTGCGTTTAGCACACCCGCTTCTCCCCCACTACAAAGGTAATGGAGGTTTCCGACCCTCGTACCGTCGCTGATTTCCAAAAAACAACATTCTGTGGTCATCCAAGGTCACACGTCGTGAAGGTTCTCCTTCAGAACGTGCAACTCGGTCATGCAGATTACGCATGTTACTGGGCACTTGAACTTTTATGTTCGGGTCTCGTCCATAGTTTATGGGCTACGCTATTTGATGCAGCCGCACTTCACATCAATCGTGCGAACCCCAACGTCTTTATCTATCTGGCATCGGCATACGAGCGATATGCTCCGATTGAACAGGTCTTTACTGTTCACACAATGACATCCATTCGTAACAATACAGATGTTCGTCAAATCATTTGCGAGGTAGCCGCCACTCTCGCTACTTGTCGTAAAAATAAATTGCCATCTCTTCCAACAATCAAGCCCGTGCATGATTTTGACCCTCAGACCATTCAGGAACATCTCAAGGCCCCTTCTAGGTTGTTTGGTCAAATCGCGCTCCGTCCTGCCGACCCTCTACCCGTTGCAGTCCCGATCAATGAATTTGCTTACTCCCTACGATCAGATGTTCGTGACGTCACACGAGCTTTGTATTGGATGTCATGGGTGTTTGCCTACTGCCGAGAGCATAAGAAGCAAACCAAACAAGCCCTCATATTTGCAAACCGATTTGATGAATTCGTTTCAGAACCCCACGGAGCTCATCCAGTCTGGATTTTTTGGGACGCGGTCAGGAAGCAGACGCAGGCACACGCACGGCCGGTCATCGATGTCCTTTACAAGATGTACTGTTTGCGGTGGAGTCCGTCCGACGCCAAGGCAAAACAGCATCTTCTGATTGCAGCGATTGTAATCGTCTGTGAGGGAACTACATTTGATGCCACGCCGGTTATGGGAAAT